GCCTCGCCGAGGCTGCGCTTCCGGCTGTACGGCGGCCAGTTGCAGATCGATCCGGTTCCTTCGAGCGCGGACACGCTCGCCTTTGAGTATATCAGCAAGAATTGGGCTCAATCGGCGGCGGGGATTCCGCAGGCGTCATTCCTCGCCGACACGGACACGCCGTTGCTTCCCGACGATCTGTTCGTGCTCGGCCTCAAGTGGCGGCTGCTCGCGGCTCGGGGCTTCAATTACGCCGAGGAAAAGGATGCTTATGTGAAGGCGCGCGATGCGACGCTTGCACAGCGACAAATGTCGGACGCGCTTGATCTAGGGAGGCGGCTTCCGCGCGTCGGCGGCCTTGGTTTGCCGCAAATCCCTGAAGGCAATTTCCCAAGCTCATGATGCGCGCTCCCGTAGCGCGGCGCGGGGCCACGGTTCGCGACGCCTCTATTCCGGCTCCCATCGGCGGCCTGAACGCGCGCGACTCCATCGCGGACATGAAGCCGACAGACGCGCTGGTGCTCGACAATTTCGTGCCCGGAACCACGGATTGCACGCTGCGCGCCGGATGCCGGTCATGGGCGACGGGGCTTGGCGCGGCAGTGGAAACGCTGCTGCCTTATCGGTCAGGATCAATCAACAAGCTGTTCGGCGTTGCGGGTGGCAAGATTTTCGATTGCACAAACCAGGGCGCGGTCGGTGCTGCCGCAGTGACCGGGTTGGGAAACAGCCGCCTCCAATATGTCAATTTCGGAACGCCGGGAGGACAGTTCCTGCTTGCCGTCAACGGCGCCGATCCGATGCAGCGCCACGATGGGACGGCATGGACGAACGCGACCGCCGCTCCGGCTGTAACCGGATTCGACACGAGCCTTGCGATCTCCATCAACTCATTCGGCCAGCGGATTTGGCTGGTCGAGAAGAACAGCTTTCGCGTCTGGTACCTGCCGCTGCAATCGATCGGTGGCGCGGCTACCGAACTGGACCTGTCGTCGCTGTTCCGCTTGGGTGGTTCGCTCGCTGGCATGATCACCTGGACGGTCCCATCGACCCAATCGACGCAGCAGTTCGCGGTCTTTGTTTCGACCGAGGGCGAAGTCATCATTTACGAGGGCTACGATCCGGCCAACGCATCGACTTGGGCGCTCGCTGGACAGGCGCGCATCGGCAGGCCGATTGGCGGACGTTTCTGGACGCGGTTCGGGTCCGACGTGGTGCTGATCAGCGTCGATGGATTCGTGCCCTTGTCCAAGGTGCTGATGCTGGACCGCTCCAACAACGTGAGCGCGGTTTCGAACAAGATCGACAGCGCGGCCAGACTCGCGATTGCCGGAAATCCATCGACCTTCGGCTGGTGCGCGATGCTCTATCCCACCGGGAACAAGCTGTTCATTAACGTGCCGACCTCGGAGGATGCGACCTCGTATCAGTTCGTCATGAATACGATCACCGGCGCGTGGTGCCGCTACCTCGGCTGGAACGCCAACGTATTCGAGACCGTGCAGGACAGCCTTTATTTCGGCGGCAACGGGACCGTCTATCAGGCTGAATATGGCACCGACGATGACGGCTCCGCGATTGCCGGAACGATGATCCCGGCGTTCAGCTATTTCGGCGAGCGCGTCAGGAGAAAGCGGTTCGTGCAGGTGCGTCCGACGATCATCGGCCTGAGTGATGCCAACGTGCTGCTCGATCTCGTGACCGACCTCAACATTCCCGACGCGTCCCGCTCCCCGGCCCTGTCGGCGGCTTCCGGGTTGCCGCTGTGGGACGTGACGGCATGGGATACGGCGCGCTGGTCGCCGTCGCGTTATGCGATCTCCAAGTGGCAGATGGTGAGCGGGATCGGGTTTGCCGCGACGGTTCGGATTCAAGTTAGCTGCAAGGGCTTTCTGCCGAGCGTCGAGAACGTCGCTTACTGCTTCGAGCCCGGCGGCATTTTGTGAAACTCGAAAAGATCGGGACCGACCGCTATTTCCTGATCGATGACCGCTTGCCTGATTGGATTGCGACCCGCATCGACGGAATGAAGGCTGACAACCTGAGACGCTATGCCGCAACGCTTGGAGTTGTGATCGGCGGCGAATTGGTCGCGGCGATGGCGGTTGGCGGAAAAGAGCGCGGGAACGTCGAGATCACGTTCGCGGCGGATTCTCCCAAATGGGCCACGCGCGACACGATCCGGCGCATGATGGCGTGGCCGTTCGATCAGCTCGATTGTCATAGGGTGACGACCCGCATTGCCGCCAGCAACAAACGAGCGATCCGCTTCAATGAGGGGATCGGCTTCAAGCGCGAGGGCGTAATCCGCGAGGGATGGGGACCGGGTGAGGATGCGATCCTGCTCGGCCTCTTGAGAAGCGAGGCGGCTGAGTGGATGCGTCCGCAACCAGCGCTTGCGGCAACCCTCGAAATGGCCTAATGTTCCGCATTACATAGACGGCGGCTTTTTGGGCCTCACCGTTCCCATTTCTTGAGGAACGGTGAATTGAGTAAAGCGCCTGATCCGCCCGATCCCTACGCAGTATCCGCCGCTCAAACGCAGTCGAACAAGGAGACGGCGGCCTACGAAGCGGCTCTGAACCGCGTCAATCAGGTCACTCCGCTCGGTACGAGCACATGGAACGGGACCGGCCCCGGCGCGACACAGACGGTCACGCTGACACCGGACGCACAGGCCAATCTCACCAACCAGCTGAAGCAGGATAACGCGCTTTCCGGGCTCGGCTTCAATCTCATCGACCAGACCGGCAAATCGCTTCAGGGCCAGATTGACACGTCCGGCCTGCCGAACCTTTCGGGAGGGCCGGGCCAGACCGGCAATATCCAGACCGGGCTCGATTATTCGCACGCGCCCGGCGTCTCGACCGATTTCGGCGCGCTCACCCAGCAGGCTCAGGATGCGGTCTATAATCAGGCGGCTTCACGTCTCGATCCGCAGTTCGCCAACGCTCAGCACGATCTCGACGCCAAGCTCGCCAATCAGGGCATCGTTCAGGGCTCGGAAGCCTACCAGCGCGCTCAGGATGAGTTCTCGCGCCAGAAGAACGATGCCTACAATCAGGCGAATTTCTCGGCGGTCGGCGCAGGAAATGCGCTCCAAAACCAGCTGTTCGGGCAATCGCTCGGCGCTCGCCAGCAGGCAACGACAGAAGCGAATACGCAGGGCGCGTTCGCGAACGACGCGCAGGCCCAGCAGTACGCACAGGCGCTCCAAGGCGCCGCGTTCGGAAACCAGGCGCGCAGCCAGGGCCTGACCGAGCAGACCAACCTTCAGATGCTGCCGCTGAACGAGCTGAACGCGCTGCGTTCGCAATCGCAGGTGCAGATGCCGCAGTTCAGCGCCGTGCCGCAATCGACGGTGCAGCCGACCAACGTCAGCGGCAATATCTGGCAGGGCTACAACGCCCAGGTCGCCAATTCGAATAACTTCATGAATGGGCTGTTCGGGATTGCGGGCGCGGTCGCGTCCAATCCCGCTGTTGGTGCGGCGATCTTCTCCGACCGGCGTCTGAAACGGAATCTGAAGCGCATCGGCACGACGCCGCGCGATCATCTGCCGGTCTATGAGTTCAGCTACAAGGGCTCGCGCCGTCGCCATGTCGGCGTCATTGCGCAGCATGTGCTGAATGTCCGTCCGGAAGCGGTCGCTCAGACGCCTTCGGGCTATCTCGCGGTAGATTACGGGATGATCGGCTGATGGCCGCGATCTCTCAGCCGAACCCGATCAGCACCGCGCTTCTCAGCGCTGCCGCGCCTGACTATCAGATTCAGCAGCTTAAGGCCCAGCGTGCCTATGCTCTGGCTCAAGCGCTTCAAGAGCAGGGCCTCGCGCCGATTGACGGCCACGGCGGCTCGATCTCGTGGACACAGGGGCTGGCCAAACTCGCGGAAGCGCTCTCGGGCAATCTCGCGAACCGCTACGCCGACAAGAACATGACCTCGGCCAACCAGGCGCTCGCCCAAGGTCTGCGCGGCATGTTCGGCGGAACGCCAACCCCACAAATGGCCCAAGGAGTGCCTCCTCAGCCCGGTGGCACTCCAATGCCCCAAGGCGGCCAAATGCCCGCCGTTGCGCCTCCTGCACCGCCTCAACCGGGTCCGCCGCCTGCACCGGGTCTCGGCAATTCGCCGTTCCCGGTTGCGAATGGCGTCGATCCGCTTTCACCCGACGCGCCCCCGCAAGCCGCATCAACGCCGCCGCCCGCGCCACCCCTTTCTGCGCCGGCGGGGGGCGCACCACAGCGAGGTCCATGGTCGCTGACCGGAAATCCGCAGCAGGATTTCGCGCTATACATGTCGAACCCCGACGAATACTCGAAAGCGCTGATTGCCAATAGCGCCAAGGGCGGCGCTCCAACCGACATGGAAGTGACGCTCGCGCACGCGCGGCAGGCGCTTCAGCAAGGCGATGTTGGAACGGCTACGGCGCTGCTGTCCAGCATCCAGAAGCAGAATTATATTCCGCAGGAGAGCTTCCGTCCCGGCGGCTGGTCGCGCGATCCGGCGACCGGGAAGCTTGTGTTCCACCCGCAGGCGCCGATCCCCGGCGCGGTTCCGGGGCCGCCGGACGCCAACGGCAACATGACATGGCAGGTCCCAGCGGGGACAGAGGAAGCCGTTGCCGAGCGTGCGCGTTCGCAATCGGCCGGCGAAGCGAGCGGCAAGGCGCCGTTCCAGTTCCAGCAGGTCTACAATCAGCAGACCGGCCAGATGGAATATGTCCCCGTCTCGCAAATGGCGGGCGGCGGCTCTGGCCCGCTCAATTCCTACTACGGACATGGCGGCCAGCAGGCGGCAACGCCTTCCGGTCCCGGCCACACCTTCGCGGCCTCGCCTCCAATCGGCGCTCAGGCGGCGGCCAATACCTACGGTTCGGGATCGGCCAACGCCTTCATCGCGACGCAGGATATTGCCAACAACTCGCCGCAGCGGGTCCAGGCGCTGCGCGAAATGGAGGACTTGCTGCGCGGCGGCTTCAGCACCGGCCCGACGCAGCAGAAAATGCAGGACCTGGCCGAGCACATGGGCCTGAGCTTCCTCGCGAAAGACAATGCGTTCGTGTTCAACAAAGACGCGGCGCGGTTCGTGGCTCAGTCGGCGGCCGATCTCAGCCTGAACGGGTCCGACGCGCGGTTGGGGATGGTCGCCAACGCGTCGCCCAACATGAAGATGACGCCGCAGGCCCTCAAGGTGGTGCTGCCGGTCATGGTCGGCCTCGAATATGCGAAGATGGCGAAAGCCACGGCTGCGGCGAACTTCGCGCAGCGCAATCCCGGCGGCAACGCGCAGTTCGAGAGCGAGTGGCGCGCCAATTACGATCCGCGCATGTTTACGGCCTACGCCGAGGGCGGTCCCAAGGCGCTTGCATCAGCGCCTGCTGGCCTTCGCGCTGAGTGGCTGCGCAAATACCGGACGCTCAAGAGCATGGGCGTCAATTTCGGGGCGTTCGCGCAGTGAGCGATTATTCGTCCCTCTTCTCCTCTGCCGAGCAGAAATACGGCCTGCCTCCGGGCATCCTCGCCGCGACGGCTCAGGTCGAAAGCTCGCTCAATCCGCGCGCGGTCTCGCCGAAGGGTGCGCAAGGGCTGATGCAGCTGCTTCCGTCAACGGCCAAGAACCTCGGCGCGAACCCGATGGACGTTCCGCAGGCCGTGGATGCGGCCGGGCGGCTGTGGCAGCAGAATCTGCAGGCCGCTGGCGGCGATCTCGACCGCGCCGCGATGATGTACCACGGCGGCACCGATCCTCGGAACTGGGGGCCGAAAACCGCCGCCTATCCGGGCAAGATCGTTGCCGCGCTGGAGCAGCGTCAGCCACGCAGCAACGATCCGGTTGAGGCGGCGCTGTCGGGAGGCGGCCAGAGCGCACCGGGTGGCGATCCGGTCGAAAATGCGCTAATCGGCGGCAATGCTGCACACGTTCCTAGTGGACCTTTGGGACACCCTGCTGGGAAT